ATCCAAGGTCACCAACAAGGTCTACAAATTGCTACATCGTACAAAGCAGACGGCACCCGACTAACCTCTGTCATTGCTGGTTCCTGCTACGAACATAATGAAGACTATATGTCCAGTCAAGGTAACAAACATTGGCGTGGTTTCCTAATGCTCCATGATGTTAAGGATGGGGAATTTGACATGATGAGCGTCTCACTAGATTACATTAACAAACGATATGATTGATACACATGAAATGCTAACCTTTCACCCACTACAAACTGTGGGTGATATTAACAGTAATGAAAAGGGTTCAGGTGCCCGTTATAACAAAGGAAAGCCCGACTTTAGCCTTATACCACTCGTGACTCTAGCAGACGAGGCTCAAGTCTGGATGTATGGAAAAGAGAAGTATGCTGCATGGAATTGGGCCAAGGGAATGCCTTGGAGCGTTCCATACGCCTCTGCAATGCGTCATTTGATGGCATGGCAAAGCGGAGAAGAAAATGACCCTGAGAGTGGTTTGCCACACATTGCTCATGCTATGTGTAACTTACGTATGCTTACTCTATACTCTAAAAATTACTTAGAGGGCGATGACCGCCCAAAGGAATATCTATGATTAGTTTTAGCGAACAGATTCGCCAATGTCGAACAGGGGTGGTCAGTAATCCTTTTCAAGGAACTGACAAAAAGGTTTTGTTTGTATGTAGTATGGGTATCTTACGTAGTGCTACTGCTGCGCGTATCTACGCTAAGAAGTATAATACACGAAGTGCTGGGAGTTGGGGAGATGCTTTGATTCCACTAACACCTACCCTAATAGCATGGGCTAATGAAGTTGTATTTGTCAATAAAGAAAACTACGAAAATGCTTGTGTAGAATTTGGTAAGGATGTTTTCATAGAAACTCCAACAAAAGTACTTGACATTCCGGATAAATATCCACACATGCATCCTGAACTAATTAAAGAATTTGAACTGCAGTATGACACTATCTGATTATGAAAACAAAATTAACGGGTTTGCAATTTATCCAGAGTCTGGTACAGGGAGCCCTATGGCCCTTGCGTATTGCGCTTTGGGACTTGGAGGCGAAGCTGGTGAGTACTCGGAAAAAGTTAAAAAGCTTATTCGAGACGGTAAACTGGACAAGCCTCTTGCCCTCAAAGAGTTGGGGGACGTTCTTTGGTATCTTACTCGTTCTGCTAATGAGCTTGGGTACAGCTTGGTTGACGTTGCGCAAGTAAACATCATCAAGTTGCACTCCCGTCAGGAGCGTGGTGTCTTGCAGGGTTCTGGTGATGAACGATGAATTGAAACTACTTATTAACGCTAAGTTGGATGTGACAGATTTCCTTGATATTATTGGCTATGACTTGGCTGATCTACTAGACGTACTGGAAGACGAGATTGAAGAACACAAAGAAAAGCTCATGGATGCCTGCTCCTGAGCAGCATTACAAGAAAACATATCTCAAGCGTAAAGCTCAAGAAATAGAAGCAAAAGAGGAGATTAAAGCGTATGACGGCTCAGTACCCGTATTCCCCACCCCAACCCCAGAGGTGTCCTATTCACAGGACATGGATGCGGAAGGGTAAATGTGAACCCTGCTTGTTGGCAGAAGATAGGAAACGTCGAGCAGCAGAACTAGAAGCTGGCGTTGTTAAACCAAAAATAAAAATAGGTAAATTGTGAATGAGTTAACTCCCAAACAACTTTATAGACGTGAGTATTATCTAAAAAATAAAGATAAAGCGAATGAACAAACCCGTCTTAGGTACGAAAGTAGAAAAGAAGAACTACTAGAATATCAAAGAGAATATCGCAAAAAGAATAGGGAGTTAGTCTCTACTAAAAATAGGAACAAACGTAAAAATCGTCTTTTAGAAGCAATCAATTTGTTAGGTGGGAAATGCAGTAAATGTCGAGGTATATTTGACCCCTGTGTTTATGATTTTCACCACACAAATCCAGAAGAAAAAGAGTTTACTATCGGTGAAAATATGCTGGTGAGTAAAGAACGTTTTCTTAATGAAGTTTCAAAGTGTATTTTACTTTGTGCAAATTGTCATCGAATGGAACACAACAATAATGATTAGTAATGGAAAATCGGAATTTAGGAATCACTTTGCAGAAACAGTCTTTAGATATAAATACGCGCAGGGCGCGGGCGACACATGGGGTAAGCTATCCGAGCGACTTGTTGACGACGTTACTGGGAGTCGATCTGGAACGTTACCCAATCTTATGTCAGAAGGAGATCGTAAAGAATTGGTGGAACATATCAAAGCGATGCGATTTCTACCGGGCGGACGCTATCTCTATTACGCAGGCCGACCTTACAAGGCTTATAACAATTGCTATCTACTTAGAGCAGAGGAAGATACCCGAGAAGAGTGGAGCAACGTAACATGGCGAGCTATGTCATGTCTAATGACTGGTGGAGGGATTGGAATTGACTACTCTCGACTTCGAGCATCTGGTAAGGCATTGTCAAGGACTGGAGGTACGGCTTCGGGGCCAATCCCTCTCATGTCAGCAATCAATGAAATTGGAAGAAATGTTATGCAGGGTGGCTCTCGCCGCTCGGCTATCTATGCCTCGCTCAACTGGCAGCACGAAGACATTGATCAATTTCTTTCCATCAAGAATTGGTCAGACACAGTAAAGGCAGAGAAGCTTAAGGACTTTAACTTCCCCGGTCCTCTGGACATGACTAACATCTCTGTCAACTATGATGACAAAGCAATGGAAGGTGGGTTGGAAAATAACGCTATCTTCTTGCGTAATGTACGTCAAGCGATGGAGACAGCAGAGCCGGGATTTAGTTTCAACTTTGGAAGTAAACAGAATGAAACACTACGAAACGCTTGTACGGAAGTTACGTCAGAAGATGATTCTGATGTATGTAACCTTGGCAGTGTCAACCTTGCTAACATTGATTCTTTGTCTCAACTACAACGAGTTGTCGAGTTGGGTTCAAAGTTCTTGGTATGTGGTACTCTCCGGGCTGATCTTCCTTACGATAAAGTGTATCAGGTTAGGGCAAAGAATCGTCGCCTTGGACTGGGACTTATGGGAATACACGAATGGCTCCTCAAGCGTGGATACGGATACGAAGTAACTCCAGAACTACATGAATGGTTAAAGGTATATGAGTCAGAATCTGAACGAGCAGCAAATGAGCATTGTGACCGCTTCTATATTGGACGCCCAGTCGCATATCGAGCAATTGCCCCAACAGGCAGTATCGGTATCCTTGCTGGTACAACTACTGGAATTGAACCGTTGTTTGCAGTTGCTTATAAACGACGTTTTCTTACAGAGGGCACAAAATGGAAATATCAATATGTCGTGGATGGAACAGCCAGTCTACTCATTAATCAATTCGGAGTCAAGCCCGAGTCCATCCAATCAGCCCTCGATCTAAGTGAGGATTATGAAAAGCGAATCAAGTTTCAAGCAGACATACAAGATTACGTTGACATGTCAATCTCCAGTACAATCAACCTCCCTGCATGGGGAACAGCTAGAAATAACGAAAAAGAAGTTGGGGCATTTGCAGCTACACTTGCAAAGTATGCTCCGCGACTACGTGGATTTACATGTTACCCGGATGGAAGTCGAGGCGGTCAACCATTGACAGCAGTTCCATACGAAGAAGCAATTAAACATAAGGATGTTGTGTATGAAGAAAACGATATTTGTGACATTAGTGGAAAAGGAGGTTCCTGTGGTGTCTAATGCAGACTGGAAACTCTTTAATGAAGCAGCATGGTATGACCGTGAACTTGATGCCGTGGGTCTTGGATGACACTAATCCTTGAACTATTCAACGGTATTGCCTTTGGCATTGAGCATGTGTCAGGAGAAGAGGATGATGAGTTCTCTTGGATGATTGCGGTACACATCTTGTGTATCCGAGCCTGCTTCTATAAAATGTAGGCAAAAGAAAGCCCCCATATCCGTAACAGGACTGGGGGCTTTTTTACGTCTATAGATTCTTGAATTGATCCCGTTCACTATTCCGACGAGAGGTAATCTCAACAGGAATATGCCAACGGTCAAACTCAGCAGCAGCACCTACAAAGTCTTTCAGGTTAATCTTCTTCAACATTGTGGAACGTTGGAATGCACCAACTCCCACATTGAAGATGAAGCTAACCAAGGCATCATACTGGTTTTGAGTCAGCGCAACCTTGACGTTGTAGTTGATACAAGCTTCGCATTTTGCTACATCCTTACGCAAGGTATCTTGTACTTGCTTGTCAGTCCAGACAAGTCCTGCAACCACTTCCGGTCCAGTATGGCCAACTCCAATTGTTAAAATGCCTTTAGTGTCCTTGTAGGCCTTATGTCTAACTCCTTCACGGAGTCCAAGGACTTCTAGTCCCTTTGGAGAGGTATTCATTGATGTTCCATTCGTCGTTGTAGAGACATGATGCGAGTAATACTCTTACTAGCAGAATCTCGAATAATAGCTTTTGTATTTGGGTCAATGTTAATTGAATCAATAGCACCGTTTATGGTAGCAACCATTGTGTCAGGGTCACCTTGGTTCTTGAGATACTTTTCAACGTAGTCGTCAATTGGATTACCATGTGCCAGAGCAAACGTCATTCCTGCAACAGCAGTGTCACGTTTATCTTGGTATGTTTTATCCAACTTACCTAGTTGATACTCACGTTCCTTTTGTGTAGACTCATTGATACCAGTGATGCCCACCTTCTTCAATAACTTATCAGTTGCGTTCAAAGATGCTGTGGCTTTGGTAGGCTTATCTGGGTCCATGCTGAATGACTTGTCTTCTGATGTATACCACTTCTCTTTCAAGATACTGGCTAGGATGGGTGGTGCCCAATTCATAGCAGCAGCTTTCAGGTGAGGTTCATCTGGATTAATAGCAGCACCATAGGCAGATGTTACCATCCCTCCTACCTTACCACCACCAGCAAAGGCAACATCCGATGCTTTGTTAGGCAAAACATCACCTAGACCAACACGCTTAGAAACATCAGCGCCGACCATAGTGGGGGCACCATGAGACATTACATAACGGAACTTCTCATCATCTGCTCCCAAGGATTTAGCAAGCTCTCCAGAGGCCTTCATAACATCCAATGTCAAGTTACTAGGAGTACCTAGCTTGCTCATAATGGTGTCGTAGATAGCTTCCCACTGTGAGTAGAAAGGCAGCCCCATTACACCAGCAATGGCGATTGTTGATGCCATCTGAGTCAACAGAGGAACAGCATTACCATTAGCAGGAATCTCTCTTGCTAGCATAGACCAGCGAGAAACTTCATTGTGAGCAAAACTCTTCAAGTTATATGCCATAGAACCAATAGGCCCAAGAGCTTCATAGATAGCAGGCTTTTCCAATGCTCCGTAGTTATTCATGGCTTGGTCAGTGACGCGATGAGCTTGTTCATACAAGCCATCTTTAGGCTTAAGACCAGAGTCTTCCATCATCTTAACAAACGACATGAACACCTGTGCACGAGTAGCTTGTTCAACCAAAGCCGCAGGATGTTGTGTTACCTTGTTGGTGTAATACATGGCTCCCTTAGTAGTGGTGTTGCTATGCTCAACCATATCTGTAGCATATACATGATTGGCTTTTGCATAATCAAGGGCACCTTTTTCTACTGGAGACAACTTACTACGATCTTTCAGCAGTACATATCCAGCCGAAGTCATATAGTCCAAACCACCTGTGAATATGGTTGACTTAGGAGAGAGTCCACGACCTCGTAGCAATGCAGTCATAGCAGGGATAGCTGCTGGACCTTGAATCAACTGAATAGCCAAGAAGCTTGGATTGAGAGAAAGCATGGCAGTGTTAGCAACAGCTTTTGTACCACCCAATGCAGCACGGATATTAGATGGTCCAATTCCTGTACCATTACCAATAGCATTAACTACTTCATCAATGGCTCTACCAATACGACTTGGATTCAGTCCAAGAGCATTCTGCATATAAGCTTCTGACATTTTAATAGCATTCTCTTGTTTAGAGATAACACCATCATTACGCAAGACTTCATTGACATCCTTAGCTGCTTCTGCCAGATGGCTCCAGTTGTATGCACCTTCCATGTACTTAGCTTGGTTCTCAAAGAACTGAGTAGCGTTCTGCTTCTCGGTCATCCAAGGCTTACGGCCTTCCATACCCCAGACACCTTTCTTCTGCATAGTATGTGTTTGCATACCCATGTAGTTAGACGGGTCATCCTTAGCCACCTCTCGCAAGGTATCAAGGAATGCTTGTACGTTGGGGTTGTTCTCACCAATAGTGGCAAGAGCTTCTTGGAAAGCTTCATGCGGAGTTCCTTTGTTAGAACCTACCCGAGCAGTAGTATCCTTCATTGGACCAAACTCAAGGGTTGGGTCTTTCTCCATCATCTGCTTTTCAATCTTCTCTAGTGTCCAACCAAGCTTACCAGCTTTACGGTCAGCACTGATGACACCAACCACTACCTTCTCTCCATTGATTGTCTTGTAAGCTACCTTGCGGTAGTCACCAGCCATATTCATAGCAGAGTAACCTTGACGAGCACTGAATGGTTTCTTACCTACTGCTTCACGGGCAGTGTTAATCTTACCCATTACATCGTCCATCATGGTTTGATGAGTGGTGATGAATTCCTGCAGCTTGGTTGATAGACCATACTGCTGCATCATCTCCGGGGTGATCTTTTTCTGTGTCAAGTCAGCCGCATTGAGTAGTGTGAACGCGTCGTGGTACTCTTCCTTACTTAGTTCACGCAGGGAAGCTAGGTATTCTCCATGAAGCTTCTCACTAATTTCAGCCTTAGCCTTACCATCAGCAGTGAGGAAACGATCTACTGTATAGTGACA